GATCAATTTCATAGTAAAATCTATTTACATTAATTCCACTTGCATCGGTAATAGCATAATGATGGATATTTGATGTTATAGGGTGATTTCCTATCGTATATTCTCCTGGTTTTAATGTTCCATATATTGTACTTTCTTGGAATTGTGAGAGAATATCGCCTATTTCCAAAGTTGATATAACTTCTACATCCTGTGGACTGCTTGTAGATGATCCCCATTCATTACTTTTTGTTAATTTTACAGAAAACACACCAGCGGATTGATATGTTTTGAAAACAGTGATTCCTGTGCCATTTGTTAAATCACCAAAATCCCATGTATATCCTGTAGTCATCAGTTAGTTCCTTCGAATGTTATTCCCTCAAGTACATATACAATTCCAGTCGGTGTTCTTATGAATGTTGGCGATGTTGGGACATCACCGACATAAATCTGATATGTAGTACTACCAGAAAACTCAGAATATATTAGACTGGAATAAGAAATTCCTATATTATAGGTTCCACCGGTATTAAAAGTATACGGAAATTGTGTGCTACTTATCTGATAATTAGAATTTAAATACCAATCAATTGCAATTTCTGTTTCTTTGTGACCATTCAGGTTTGTTATATTTGCATCAAAAGAAACGGAATCACCTATGAATACATATAGACTTCCATAATTATGTGTTATTCCTATAACAGGCAAATCGACAACTCTAACTTCAAATGAAGCAGAACTTGATCCAAATCTGTTTGTGGTAGCTAAAATAATTTTTTTAGCATTAACTTTATTAAAAGTTACTACTTGCGTTGAATCTTGAGAACTTGAAGACGATGATCCATCCTGAAAATTCCATGTATATGTAAAAGGAGAAGATCCCGGTCTGCTAGGATCAGTTGTATTTCTTACGATATCGATGGATACATTTTTCTTTGCATATACATCAACATCATTAACAAAACAAGTTGGACATGTCATATAATTATATCCAACACTTCCTACATCTAGTGTTTTACCAAATGATGCTGTAAATCCATTTGCTTTAGTTCCTATTATTTCAACATAATAAAGACCATCTTCAGCATATGTGTGTTCAACTGATGGTATCTCAAAATTTATATTATTTTCGACAATTAGATCAGTTTCATCTCCGGGTGTTTCATCTCCTAATTTCCAACTAAATGTATTAAATCCAAAATCACTGTCATTAAAGAATTTTATCAAAGAATTAGTCAATGCCATGGTTATTCCAAAATACGGTTGATTAGGTAATCCCCCACAAAGACCATAAAAACTTACTCCTCCAAAAAAACCACAGGCATAATCACAATCATTTCCAATAATATTATTTGGAGATTCCGTACCCGGAGGTGTGGTTAATAAAGTAAATTCACTTAAAATTTGTATATCACCAAATCTCTCAGCATTTCTATTTTTTATTTTTATGTCCCAATTAGGAAAAACAAATGTAGGTGTTTCCCATCCTGGTACTGAGCTTTCGCCTGTACATCCCACACACCTATCCAGACTTTCCACAGAATCTAATCTATATGGATAATAGTTTGCAACAACCGGTATTTCGTATACCGACTCCTGTCCTATATCTGGGGGAGCCACTTCAGCAAATAATTCTCTTTTTTCGAAGAATGCTTTGAATCCTGCTGGGTGTAATGTTGTTCTAACGGTTTCTTCATAATAAACATTTGATTCATCAATCGGAGAATCTACGACATATGAATATTCTTGCCATAGATTATTGTCATATAGAACACCATTATTTAAATAGCTTCCTATAAGGCTGTATCGTTCATTTGAGTATTCACCTGTCGATCCCATGAACTGGGATATGCTTTCATTCATCCCGTTGGACATCCAAGGAAGAATACCTCCATTTAATCGCATCAATCTACTTTTTGGATATGTTATGGTAACTTGATTCGGATCAATTCCAAACAATGAATTTAAAAGTCTCTTGAAAACTGTTTCCGTTGACTTTTCATTGTATATCTCAGTTTTTATGTTGACAATAGTATTTCTTATTTGATCCGGTGTTGGTTGCTGAGATGCAGGTAATTGATATATCGATGATATGTCACTTGCAAAAGTATTTACAAAGTGCTCTAATAAAAATGATGGTGAAAAGTTGACATCAAATAATTTTGTAATGTCGAAGACATTCGTGTTTTCATAACCATAATTATTAGTAAGCCAATCATAGTAAGATTGTAAAAAATTTATCATCTGGGATGGATTTCCATCCCCATCAGAATTTTTTGTCATCCAATAAGGAACCTGTGCTTCTACTTGTATTGGATTTATATTTTCATTTCTGCGTGAAAGATACGAATTTCCCAGTGCACTTAGTACAGAGAAGGCTTTGCTATCGTTGGTTATTCCTGTTCCGAAAAATGGTATCATTTGTTATTAGAATGGGTTTATGTTTAAGTTTAGATTCGATTCAGATAGAGACACAACAAATTCATCCTTTGCATAAAAATTATCATCTCTTGCTCTTACTTGAACATCAAATAAATTAGTATACAATCCAAAATTGGGATAAAGTGTGATTATCCCCTCTTCATAATTTACTTCACCTACAGCGGCATTTGACAATTGTGCTCCAGTTTCAAGGTTATAACGAAATAATTTTTTGGTGTCATAATCATCTTTTACAAGCGCGTCACTCAATCGTATCTCAATATTTAATTCTGGATTGGTAGCGATTTTATTCTTGAAGTTCAGAATTTTATATTGATTTGTATCTGTTTTTGTTTGTAATATAGCATAAACAAATATACTATTATCATTTACTAAAGTTCCGGGGGAAGCTTGTCTTATTATGTCTTTTATATCTTCTTCTATCAGATCGGTATTGTATTTTTTCGTTTCGTATTTTTCCAATAAAGCATTTGTTATTGCTGTTCTTCTTGCACTGATTACACTGGAAGAAGCAGATAGAACCGCATTTATTATAACTTTTGCTGACACATCGACAGGTGGAACATATTCGGGTAATACGCTAACTACGGATTGTGATTTTAATGCTCCCATGACTTCATTTATTTGATTTATTTCAGTAAAATTATTCACATCATTGTCATCGGGATTCAAATCTAAAATACTAACAAAAACTCTTCCGTGATATGGTGGAGATGCCTCTTCACCACCAAATACCTTGAAGTAAAAATCTGGCTGGTCATCATTACCATAACCCAATTCGTTCAACGCAGCATAATAATCATTTTTGGTTACTAATCTTTTTTGTCTTGCAAATGTTTTCGGTGCAAAAAATCTGATTGATTCTATATTTGGAGTGCTTTGACCACCTCTAGTTGGAAATAGAATTGGTGTTTCAGTAGTTGCTGTTCCTATTCCAACATTTGTTGCATCAGAAACAAAAGTAATATTTCCTATGTTGTTTCCCAAAGAACCGGATGACACAAGATAAGAAACCGTGACTAAATCATCTTCTTGAATCTGTTCCCCTATTGTAGAGAAGCTTTCCTCGGTTTCGGATTGCTTTCCGAACATTACCATATATCCATTTGTTTTTCTTTCCAAGAAAAACACTTTAGTATTTGGTCCAACAACTACATCATTGTTAGTTTCATAATTTTCCCATGGTTCTGTGATCCCATTACGAGTGACTTCTACAACTATTGTTCTTGGATCAATTTCTTTTCCGATCAATAAAAATTCTTGTTTATCCAGATCAACTGAAACCTGTTGCTTATATACAACATATTTTGCTTCGTATATGGGAAAATAATCAGTTTCTCTATTTGTAACTAATCCAGTAACTATTGATTTTACAGGAACATTTTTTATATTATAAAAGTAATATACAGAACCATTTATGTCATAACCTTTAAATTTGGAAAAAGAACTTAAGTAATCTATTTTTGGTGCCAAATTTTTCATGGTTATATTAGTGGAAGCAGACTTTGTATTAATAAGCAAATAACCCAAAGGTTTTGTCAGGGATACTAAAGAGCTCTCTAACTGAGCGGTATCCAAAAACATTTCGTTGGCAATCATATTGGAATAGAATCCATAATAAAAAGTATTATAAGCTAATAACTCAACAAGAGTGTTTATCGCAGACCCTGTAAAATCGTAGTCTTTGAATGTTTCTGTTGTTTTTAAATAATTAATTAGACTTGTTTTTATTTCGTCTAATTTTAGATCTGAAATTTGAATATTATTAGCCATTAGTTATCCCCGACCAGTACGATTGTCAATTGTTGTTGATTGCTTATTGTGCTTGATTCCGGTCCCTTAAGTGTATACTTAATATTTATTGATATTTCATTGTTACTAGAATTGATTATTTCAACATCGTTTGTCTGGACTCTAGCCCTCGGTTCGGTCACATTTATTATAGAGGATATCTTTGATTTGATCTCGCCTAAAGTTACCGGGTCATCCAATTCAAATAATTTATCATACATTCCGTAACCAAACCTTGGACTAAATGGTCTTTCGCCCAAAGTAGTTAAAATTATATTTTTTATTGATTGCGACACGGCAGCGGCTCCGGTTTTTATTTTTACATCACCGGTAACTTCATTTTTTTTCATGTTTATGTCTATATCTTTATATAATTTTCTATAATCTGTATTGTTTATCATAGTGGAATTCCGTTATGAGTTTGTATTTGAATTGCTATCCCGTACTAATATTAGATTCATTACATGGCTTGATGTTCCCATCAAATGCTCAATTTCCATTACTAACCACTTTCCATTATATCTTTTCTTTATTTCACCCACGGTTCCGTCTATTTCTATAATTTGTCCACTCTTAATTGCCAAATCACCAGGAACGGTTATTTTTAATTTATTCGACATCAAAAGAACCATTTGTGCATTTCTGTATAATGGAGTCTCTAATGGAGTGCTCCAGAATGTAGATTGGGTTCTATTGTATTTCATATAGTCATAGAACCTAGTTCCTATACATGGACAACTACAATTATAAGGACTTGTTGGGTCTTCCCATACACACCCCAACCATTCCTCTCCCAACACTCTCTTTATTAAGGTGCATTCCTTGGTCTTTTCTTTCAATTCTGCTAATTCTAAAGATGAAGGTTCTGGACCGAAATCTGCAGTTAATGCCGGAATCATTTGACCAGTAAATCTATCTTTAACTTTTACTATTTTATCTGGTCTGAGTTCTTGACATGGGCAATTGCATAAAGGATCGCTGGTTGGACAATTTGTATTATCAATAAATCCATCTGGATTTGAGCATGGATAATCTTTGCAACCACCGGATGTTTGTTTAGAGAATACCACAAACTGTGCCGAGAAATTATTATCAAATATTGTGTTTTGATACCAATCTATGACTTTATCACTCACCCAATTATAGTATTTTTGAATGTCTTCTACATTACCACCTATGTTTCCAACCAAACTAATTATAGATGGCATAGAATCTGAACTTAATTGTACCATTCCATATTCTGTCAATCTTGAACTGTCGTGCTTCCAGACTTGTCCAACAGTGAAACCAGCTCCCCCATAGATCATAGTTCCGACAGGATAAGAAACAACTGGATATTGTTTTGTGGGATTAATATTTCTGATATCGACTATTTCGGAGAAATAATAATTGACATTTGATGGATCCTTTATAGTAGGATCACCTTCTAGACTATTATTCTGGGTAGGAGAAAGCTTTTGAATAAACTCTCCCGTACTCAAAGAATTTTGAGATACATCATTTGGAGTTATGGCAGCATTTCCTGGATATGCACCCGCTGCTATGTTTTCCGTGTCTGGCATAGCAAAGAATGGCCATCCCACTTCAAATACTGCCGGATCATTTTGATAAGGATCTACTGTCTTTGGTTGTGATATTAATGATCCTTCTTCATAGAAAGGGACCCTTCCTCTGTCTGTATCATTAACATTTATTCTATTATAAAAAGTGCTCATTGCAATAGGCGGTAAAGAAACCCAAAGATCCCACCAAGTTTTAACTGGTACACTTCTCTGTAAAGAAGATGCAGCAAATATATCCTGTATTCCCATTGGGGTAAAAATATCACCGAGAGAATTATTTGATTTATAGAAAATTAAATTCTGTGCATGTCTTAACCAAGAAGTAGCAGTACTGAATACATTACAAGAATTTGTTTGATATACTGGATCTGCACCATAATCATGCAAATTCATTTTTGCAAAATCATCTCTATTTTTTGTTTTCTTAACCGCTACATCAAAACCATAAGGATCTTGTCCTATAACAGAAACATTTGCTTTTGCTGATTCTGTACCAAATGGACCCGCTGTTAATAACACAATATACGGCATAAAATATTCAGAGCCGGGTGTATTAATAAAACCTTCTGGAAAATCTTTAAGAGACTCTAAACCTATTGGAGATTTAAATTCTACTCTGACGTAACTTTCCATTTCTTCAAGATTCAAAGATGGTGCCTTTAGCTCAGATAAATCATCAACAAATAATGATGATGATTTTTTATAATCTATGTAATCATCATTATCAAATCCAGGTGTCAATTCATCCGCCGCCCAAGGATGTAGCAATTTAGGTTCACTATCAACTGGTGTTATATCGGTAATTTCCACACCTCTACACATCTTATCTTCATTGCATTTATCTTTTAATTTAGCCAATATATGGTATCTAATTTCTACCGGAAATGTTAATACATTTGAGTTAAAATCATTTGAAAAACTTTCTGCATACATTTCTAATTCTACATTATATGAAGATGATGTAGTTTGATTGTATTCACATGTAGAACTTTGTGAGTCTTGTGTCCCTGCAACTCCACCCTGATCATTATCACCGTTTACAAAATTATTATTACCTTGGTCACATCCCAAAACTTGTGGAGCTAGATCTGTTGGAAAACATCCACCAAATCCAGGTCCATCTCCTATTACAAATTCACATGCGGAAGAAATATTATCAAAAAACCTGACTGTATCCCCTTCGCAACATTCTTCTGCTATATTACTAAAAGCATATGCACCACAATCTGGAGTTCCATCTGAGGTTATCGTTACACATGCTCCATAATTTCTGTTCACACAATCTTCATACCAAGGAACCGTATTTATTTGATCGCATTCACCAAAGTAATAATCAACGCCCTCTTCCCCTAATGTACTGCAAGGCGGGGTTCCTCCAAATGCTCCCGGTGAAGGATTGCACGATTGCGTAAGTGGACCACTGCATGTACATACACAAACAGGAACAAGCCCATTGCAGCAATCACTAACAGGAGAATTTAAACAATAATCAGTTTGATATAAAAGAGTATATTTTATTTTCCAGTTTCTATACCATATCGGTCCTTTACCGATATCATTATTTTCGGTGTATGGAAATTTTGAAAGTGGATTTTCGAACGAATCCCATTTATCTGCTTTTACAGTATTTTTATATTTTCTGTCATAATACGGATTAGCTGTTTCTCCTTCACCACACAATTCTTTTGGAACTGTATATTCATATGTTGAAGTCAAGCCATTGTCTAATGTATATCCAGAAAATGCTTTTCTGGTAGCAAATTTTTCATATTTACTACCTTTAATTCGCATTCTTTTTATACTTTTAATATTAAAAAGATTATTTCCTGATTTTAGAAAAGAGTAATCTATATCTTTTGAAAAGAAAAATGCTCTTCTATTCCAATAACTTTCATATAATAATTCAAATTCTTGTTTTAGTTGCTCTAATTTTTCTATAGTACTTTGTATAGACACGGTACTAGGAAGATCTAAAATTTCTTGTTCATGCCGTTTTAAAGATTCTTCATATGCTATTATCGAGTCTACTTTATCTTTTATTTCACTGGGACTGGTGCTAGGACATGTACATTCTTTTCCAATACAAGAAGAATCCTCACACACTGTTTTTTTCACATTCCATTTGGCTTGGTACGCAGCGTATGAAGAATTGTATTGTTCTTTTCGATTTTCTCTTGCTTGAATGTTCTTATTTAAGATGTCTAATAGTTTATTATATCTTGTAATTTCCAAGTCAAATCTATATTTTGTGAATACATCTGGTTGCTGTTCAAGATTGAAAAATTCACCCAAGCTCAGACTATATGGATATTCATTCAAATCATAACTTAATGTAATTCCACTGCGTTGGAATGGATCTGTGCTTCCCTGTACTTTAGTTGCTCCATCATAATTCAAAACATCTGTGAATGATCCAGCGGCAACAATCTCGTAGGATGATAACGCATTTGATAAGGTAGACCCCATATCATCGTCCATCAAACCAGCACAACAAATAGAACATCTATAGACTTTCCACTTTTCTTTCAGGTTCATCTTCTTAGCATATTCTTTTCTATGCTTTACCAGAGGTTCTTTTATTTCCTTCTGAATCTTTCTTAGTATCTCACCGTCCATATCGGTAATATCAAAAACTGTTTGCCAGAGCGTATCCTCTTGCCTGTTAGAGTAACTATATCCATGATATTCCCAATCGACTTTCTTTTTCTTGTTATAAAATCCAGAATTAAAATATCCATAGAATTGGTCATATTGCCTGTTTTTATTCCAATTTGGAACATATTCAGAATCATCCAGAACAGATAATTGTTCTATCTTTAGCCATTTATCATTATCTTTGATATATTCGTAATTTATTTGTTTTATTTCATGGGAATCCGATGTATCTAAGAATCTTGCGTATGGATCTTGTTCATATTTCGGTTCGACAAACAAATAATTTGAGCCAAATGCTCCGTGTTTTATAAGCTGGAAGAAATCAGTTTCTACATCACCCTCTATATTAAATTCAAATGCCAATATTCTAGTCGGGTCATCTGTATTTGTTGTAACTTTGTAAACAGCGACAGGCTCTGGATATTCCTTTATTATTGATTCCACAGACCTGAAATTCCAACCATCCAAGTCTTGCCAAAACATAAAATTAGCTGCATTTGGATTATTTTTATCTACAGAGTGTTCTGTCAACATTTGCATCAATGATGACAGAAGAGGAGGAAAAGTAGGTTTTCCCCAAGGATAAAAATTGTGATATTTTTTCAAATAAATGTAATTTGATGTTTCATCTGCTTTTATATCTACGCTTGCGGTAGAAAATGGAGTTCCATTTTTCTTGAACACTTTGTCTGAAATGTACTGGATGAGTCCATTCTTGCCTGATATAGGACCTATAAAATCTTCATCCATATAATCAAAGTAGCTATAATTTAAAATGTAATGCTCATTTGAACAAAATTCTAGCTGAACTTCTCTGGTGTGTGTATTTGGACCTATAGTACTTGCATGAATTTCTTGTGTTAATTGCGCAACCGATGTTATTGAAAACACAAGATTTTTAATTTTAGGCGAAGAAATTCCAGGAAGATATGTTTCCTCTTCCATGACCTTTATATACAATAAATCTAATGGACTTAGTTTTAAACTTTCTACGATGTTCAATCTGTCCACAAAATTTAACCTTCCCTTCAGAGAAGGGGCTTTCATATCTTCATGTATCATGATAGATTGAATTACAGGTAGTTGTGTGGATGTTATTTCTTCTTGAAAGGAACTGGAAACGAATGGATATTTTCCTTTGAACAAATAAATTTTTTCACCTTTATTTGCTCCTTTTCCGTCTCTTTGTTGAATATAAACTTCAACTAAATTAAATATCTTTTGTGCTTTAGTGTATGGTGTATTAATCATATAGAATCCTTCACGAAAAGATCAGAATATGCATTATTGAGATTTGTAAGATTACTTATAGGAATTACTTGTATATTTTTCTTAAACAACCATTCTCTTTCTTTCGCGTCTGAAAATGATCTTGGGATTATATAACCAGGTAATTCTTTCTTGATATATTTTGATAAAATAGTATCTGGATAATCAAAAATATTATCGACACCAGATGAAACTAAATTAGTGCCACTTGGATCTGAATATGGAGATATCATTATATTATTATTCTTGCTGTCTATTGAATAGAACTCAACTCCTGCATTCAGTTTTAATTCTTTTCTATAAAGGACATGTGCTGCGGTCGAATTTGGGGGATTTATTTTTCTATAGCTAAATCCAGATTTTCTTAGAATCCAATAATTATTATTTTCCTTTATCTCACCGGCTATTCTATGCACATCAAATGATCTTAAGAATGGATCAACCCCACTTACAACTCCAGCATTTTCAAAGTCGATTTCTAATGTGACACCGGCTATTTCTCTTGTTCCAACCTTTGATACTATATCTCCAATCTGCACATCTAATTTATGTGGAGAAAAAAAAGTATCTGCCGTGTAAATAGTTAATAACTGATCCTTCCAATGACTGTATGAACTTGGCCATTCCTTATAAAAATCAACTATTTTATTTTGAAGCAAAACAAACCAAAAGTAATTGTCATCATTATAAACTTTTCTTGCGACATCATCGGGAGTATTACCGTCTTCAATAAAATAGGTGTATGGCTGAGAAATAGGAAACTCAAATGATACATTTGCAGAGGGTCTATTAAAAATATTCATCATCTGTAAACTATCATCTGCAAACTGGTATTGAATTTTGTCGAAAAAAGTAAAATATTTCATTTTATATCTTTATTCCTTAAAATGGATCGAAAGACCAAGTAGGCACAAATGCGCCTTTATGATAACCCATTGGTTCTATTTCAGTTAAAGTTAAAGTAACTATAGATCTCGCAGATGTTGTTCCATCATGAGTGTGAATAAAATTACTAGGTGTATCCGATACATTTACCATAGCACATGCACCAGGATCTGGAAACCATAATGCTGTAACATCTTCTCCAGAACTGGTAAATATCGAGAATGTCCAAACATAGGGAGTTGTTAAGTAACCATGCCCAGGTCTAACCATAGAATTACCATGCATCTCTCGACAAAATCTTGAAATTGATCCTGAATCTTTACTATCAAGAGCATATAAATCAAAAATAAATCTAAATGATCGTTTCTTATTGCCATATACAGTCAAAGAAGTAAAATCTAATGGAACTCCTGCTCCACCAATACCGTGCCCTCTCATTGCTTGATCAAGGTCTGTAATCAGACCTCCAAGTAATGGTATCGCACCGGCAATTGTACTTACAAATTTTGATCCCATTCCGGTAGCTTTGCCCAGTGTGCTTGGATATCTTAATACAGATTCCTCATCGGTAACTTTCAATTCTGTATTTGTTCCAAATCCTCTTTCTGGCATTGGTAAAACCCAAGTTTTACCAGCTGCTTTTACCTCTTCTCTGGTCCAACCTCTCCATTTATTTGGTGCCTCTGTATCGGCTCCATGTAAATACACCAAAAACGGCGTTTTTGTGAATGGGGTTTTGTTTAGAGTTGGTGGTACGGTGATAGCCATAAATATTTTTATTATGCCCTATAAAACTAAGTTTTACCCAAAAAATCCATCAAAATATGTAGGTGATCCATCCAACATAATTTGTAGATCTTTATGGGAAAGGAAGTTTTGTAAATATCTGGATGAAAACAACTCGGTTTTACGCTGGGCAAGCGAAGAAGTTAGAATACCTTACATTTGCCCAATAAAAAACAAGGTTTGTATGTATTATCCGGATTTTCTTTTTGAAACCGTAAACAATTCTGTTGTGGAAACATTTCTTGTTGAAATCAAACCAAAAAAACAAACAGTTGCTCCAAAGAATAAGAAAAAGAAAAGCTATTCTGAAGAGTATGCCAGATATGCAATAAATAACTCTAAGTGGGAATCTGCTTTAGATTACTGTTCAAAAAAAGGATGGAAATTTAAAATTTTAACGGAAGACCACCTACACATCAAATGACAACACGAAATCCAAACTCAATAACTTCTATAATAGAACTCGTAAACACTATAGGGTTACAATCTGCCCATTTATATGATTGTTATATTTATGAAGCTGGTAAGGGAGAATTGATTTTGGATGCATCAAGATATGTAATAGAAGCAACTCTTCCTGGACCAAAATATCAATTTTATACAAACACTTATTGGAGAGGAAATTGGGAATACAAACAACCAGTAGGCATCAAATATGAAGATAATTTATTATTGACATTTATGGTGCCCTCCAAAGAGGGTGAGTGGGGAGGTGAATGGAATTTATTCAGTTTTTTAAATTATAATAGAACACAATTCGACTTTCCAGGAAACAAAAATGGTGACACCTATTTTAAATGGAAAGGACCGCAAAAAAATAACATATATGGTTATAATATAATAATATATCCTGTAAATTATCAAGAAGAAAGACAAAGACCATATATTTACAATAACTGCTTTATAGAGAAAATTATGCCTTTTAAATTCGCGGCAGAATCTGAACCAGCGTATCAAATTATGACAATAGCATTTACAGTAGGAGTAGAGTCCAATAGACTTTAATAAAATATGTTAACTGAAATTTTAAAAAAATCATTACCAATATTTGAAGTGACATTACCGGCATCAAATAAAAAGTATAAATTTAGACCAATGACGGTAAAAGAAGAAAAAAATTTACTTTTGGCACAAAGTGAAGGATCTGTGTCATCTATGGCAAAAGCCATGAAAAATATAATAGAAAATTGCTATCATGATATAAAAGATGCAGGCAATTTAAGTTTAATAGATGCTCAAATGGCATATTTAAACTTGAGATCAAAGTCCGTTAGCGAGGTCTTTGACTTTCAAATAATCTGTCCTGAGACTAATGAAAAAATAAATTTGAAATGCGATATATCATTATTTAAACCAAATGAAAAAATAGAAAATATATACAAAGTAAAATTTGGTAATGGAATGGTGTTATTGTTAAAATCACCGGATTTGAATTATTACATAGAAAAAGAAACCGATGATGATTTGAAAAAATTATTTGCAAACTGTTTTGTTGAATTTCAAACATCTACTGATTCAATAACAAAAAATGATACCAGCGAAGACGACATCGAAGAATTTTTCGATTCTCTTACCATGGATCAATATAATATTTTAATTGAATTTTTCAGAAAAATTCCCAAATTAGAATTAGAATTACCTTATAAGACTAAGGACGGAGTTAGCAGAAGCGTTAAGTTTAATGGAATTGACTCTTTTTTCGAATTAGCCTCGGTCATATAAATCTCGTTAGTTATTATAGATTGAATTTCAATCTTATGCATATTCATAAATGGTCGTTAAGTGATATAGAAAACATGATGCCATTTGAAAGAGAGATTTATGTGTCCCAATTGAGGCACTACATCCAGGAAGAAAATAGAAAGAGAACGGAAAGAAATGCCTAATTTACCAAGATTTGAAGGAAGACAAATTAAAAAAGAGGATCCTACCTTACAAAAAAAGGATCCGATTGACATTTCCCCAAAATATCAAGACAGTCTTCCAAAAATTGAGGAGCCAAAAAAAGAAAATAATAATTTTTCTGGTGATCTATTTGGAAAAATTAAAGAATTATTTCAAATTAATAAATTGCCGTCAAAAACTACAATTAATAATGTAACCTATAATACTAAAAATATTAAAAATGGTTCCAGCCCAACAAACACATCAAACAGCAAATCCTTAGTAGATAATTCCAACAGAATAACGGAACAAAATAAAAAAATTTCGATAATGAACACCTTTATGGGAAAAAATCCCACAGTGGTTAAAAACGATAAATTATTTAATTTTCCTTCTCCTAAAATCGAAAAGAACATAAACACAATCCAGAACAAAATAGATTCTGCCGAAAATTTATGGAAAAATGAATACAATACACCAAATTCAGTTGTGACTAATAAATCAGATATAAAAAATACCATTGTAGAGCCATCTGCAAATCTTTCAATAAAATATAATTCGACATTAAATAACGACCAATCAAATAAAGAAAAACAAACAGTAATACAAAATAACACTAACACAAATCCAGTTAATAATACTGAAATAAAAAGCACATCTAGTTCAGCTTTTCATAAAACCTCAATAGAAAGAAAACCGCATTTTTATGAAAGTAAAAAAGTAAAATATGTGTTTTCTCCCAAGCATGAAAAATCATTTGTCTCATTTGCTGAAGGTGGATCTATGATGGCGGCAGGTCCCAATAGTGTGGTTGTAAATCAACCAACTCCAATTGCCATGGCAGGTGATGCCAAAAATGGATCTGCAGAGATTGTATCTTCAACAAAAAACGGCGGAGTAGAAGTATCTCCGGTTTCTGGACCAAATAGTATCGATGCAGCTGCAAAGGCAACCCGACAATCACAAACTGAAAAAATAACCGAAAATAAAAACCAAGAAGCAAGAGAGCAAATGACTGGCGGAGAAGTGCAAATGGAAGGTGGAAATGGTGGTGGTGCAGTAGTAAACAACATTAGTACTAATATTACCAATAAACAAATGACCACCTTCGAAAAGGTGGCCATTGAGACGGCATTTCTGCCGAATTGGAGAAGAATTTTTGGCTAATTATTCATTAGCCAACTTTTCCAGATAAGACATGGCATCCATATCATCATCTGGTTCAGGTGAACTCTTCTTCTTTGTAGAAGGCTTAGGTGCCACGGGTTCATCCATGTCATCCTCTACAGTAGTGTCCTCGCTACTAGTATCACGAATGTTAGCTCCGAGAACATTGTGAACCTTCTTCTTGAGCTCATCATATGACTTGAAGTTCGACGGATCGGTGAACTCCTTCAGACGATAGAGCTTGTTCCAAAGTGCTTCCAGCTTCTTATCATCTCCATCGAAAAGACCAGAAGGAGAATCAAACTCAGACTTGTCGTAATTAGTGTATCCAGCCACATTACGAATCTTCATACGGAAGTTAGATCCACCCCAGAGATCAAAAGGATTCACTGGCTTCTCATCTTGGAAATCAGGCTTCATAGCCTCTTGAATCTTATCAAAGATCTTCTTACCATACTTGAACAGGAAGACCTTACCATCATTCTGTGGATTAGCAGGATCTGAAATCACCAGAATATTAGAGATGTAGGAGAGCTTACGCTTACGGTCGCGAGCGATGTTTTTGTCGCTCTCGATCCCGGAATTCCAAAGCTCGTTATTGATCTCACATACAGGACACTTTTGTTCAATAGCAGTAGGGCAATTCTCAATATACCAACCGCCCTTACCCTTGAATGCATGGGTGTAGGTCTTAGCCCATGGGATGTCCTCATTTTCCCCTGCAGGCAGGAAGCGAATAACTGCGTATCCACTACCGGTCTTGTCCAGCTCCGGTCTCCAGAATCGGTCATCCTTATAACTCTTCTTGGTGCCGATATCCTCCTCAAGCTTCTTTGCGAGTTGTTCAATACTGTTCTTTGACTTCTTCTTAAAATCGCTAAATGACATATGTTTTCCTTTCCCAAGGAACTACCTTGGCCTATTGGTTGTATTGTATCAGATTGTATCTTGTTGGTCAAGTCAAAACGGCAATTTTGACTTGTTTTTTGCCACTATATTTAGGTCCTGACCTTCGACCTTAAGTTTTTCTATTAGTGGCTTACTTAAAAACTTTGTTATCGCTTCTGGTTCTAGCTTATATTCTTCACATAAAGCTAATATTGCGTCTATGTAAGGAACTTTCCATTTTTCGACATAAAGTTCCACACTTCTTGAGAATTTATTCTTTAAGTCTATTATCATGACTCTATTATACCACATAAAACTGGAATATATAGGTATAAGGTCAAATATTCGGAGAAATTTTAATGGCTGTAGACGAAGATAATAACATACCAGTGGCGATTCTCGGTGGCGATGCAGTATTGGCTACAGATATTGTCCAAAATGCAGGTGTCACATCCCATGTCCAAATTATAAAAGCCGCATGGGGAGACGATAATTACTCATACAAAACAAACGAGAGCACACCAATGCCAGTTCGTTTGTATGGATCAAGTGGTGATAGAATAGCTGTTACTGGTGGTGTCTTTGGATATGGAACTTTTGTTGTTGGAAACTCATTCTCCCAACCAATATATGTTGCAAATGGAATCAGTGGACCTTTAGCTATAACAGGTGGTATACAAGGAATAACTAACGGTGTTCGAGTGGGTGTTACTGGATCTGTTTTTATTCTTGGTTCTGTAGGAATAACAGGATTGGTTTCTACGACCGGTGGAAGAGCATTAACATTTGGAACAGATAGTATAAGAGTTTATGGTGAAATTGGAACTACAAGAGCATGGACTTTAACTGCAGCGAATGATACCGTAAAAGTTTCACCTTTTCAGGGAGGATCCACCCACTCTACTTACATTGCCGGAAGTAATGGAACAGCAATTGGTTCTAGTGGAGATGCGTTAAAGGTATTTGTTTCCAATCTTGGATTAAGTTTGACTGCCAATATAGATCCTATAGTAGGAATAAAAAATGTTACCGGTGATATCCTGCGTGTAATGGGAAACACATGGACTTCTTTGACTAATCCAACTCCTGTTGTTGTTAGAGGAACAAAGGCATCTGAAAGTGCTAGTGCTGGAAATAATCCCGGTGATATGATTGTAAGTTTCTCCATACCACAACAAGTAACCGTTGTAGGTTCTGCTAGTGTAGATACTGATCGAAGATCAAATCTTTATGGTCTTTTTGTGGGTGCAACCGGATCTGGAAATACAGCGACTGTTGGTGTAAATGCAGCGAACATATCAACAGCTATCTCTGCAATTAATACTCGATTGAACTCAACAATACCTGCTAGAATTAGAAATGAAACATCAGAATCAAACTCGGTTAGAACATGGAGTATAACTTTGACTCCAACTACTCCTGTTGTTTCACTTGCAAATCCACAAAATCCAGCTTTAGTTCCAGTTCATGGGACTCATATAAAAAATCAAACACATATACTTGCAGCTCTAATAGGACAGGCTGGAACTCCCATCTCTATTGCAACTGGAAATCAACATCCTGGATATATTTTAGAACCAGGTGAAAGTATTTTTATTCCTATGTCTGTAAATACATTAACCGCTGCACCTGGTCCTAGTACTTCTGCAGCTGGTATATTGTCATCTGCTTTGGCGATTCTGTCGATATAAAATAAAAACATGTCTAACAGAAACTATAAAAATAAAAATTTTTCAAAAATAAAAACCCCTGTAACCATAACAACAAGGTCTGGTTTATTTTCTGGATTGAGTTTTAAAGTAACTAAGCAGAGCGACATTCAAAAATCAAATTATCTTGCATCTGTTCCCAATATTTCATTTTCATTTGACTATTCTAGCGTAATAATAGACTACGCACAATCCACCAATCAAAATGATAGAGATCTTATAAATGCTTTGTTTTTTGAATTGAATCCGGGAACTAATTTTACATTATCCCAAGCAACTCATTTAATAGAAGATCCGCAAAGTGAAGCCGATTTATCCGGAACATATTCATTTATTAGGCTTGTTAATTATGCAATAATAGCTCAACCTATAAGTGTTAATTCTATAAATCAAAGAATTACCATGTATTTGAATAAACATATGAAATCCATTCCTCAAATAGGATTGTCAACCGTTCCAAAAAATCCGATTGTTACCTATACATTAACTAATAGTTTGATTTCAGATAGAACGATTTCGCTTATAAATTTTGGAATCTATCCGAGAGATAGAATAAAAATTACAGGAACAAATAAAAATAATAAAATTTTTACTGTATTATCGGTGTTTAAAAATTCAGATGGTACAGAAACAATTGTTCTAGATGAAGAAGTTTCTGATGAAGTTTGTTTTGGAAATCCAATTTTATTGGAAGTATTACAACAAGGCGCATACGACCTTATTGATAAAAATACCTCAATAGAAACAGGTTCTTGTAATTTTACATTAGCTGATGGCACTGCACTGTGTTATCAAGATCAAACACAAAATCAATGTGATATTAGAGCTTCTGCCTATTCTGGTGTCACACCAAAATGGACAAAAAATGGAACCTGCTCTGATGGAACCGATAGAAAAATACAAGTGGAAGGCAAAAGGCGATCTGCATCGACCACTTATGTCTCTTCAATTATTTCACGAATTTCAAGACCTAGTATTAGCATAGCTACCACTGAAATACCAAATGTTGCTGCAGACTAAAAAGGCGAGACTCCCCGAAATGAGGAGTCTCGCACCCTGACGGTCCTAAGCGGCATAATTATTTATAAAAACGGAGTCCTTGTGGACTCCGGGTCGATTCAGATGCGGGATGACCATTCCCCACTGCTTCAAGCAGCCATTGCCAGTTGGTTGGCAATTAAATTTTGCAACATTTGTTTGCGGAACCCGTTGCCGGTCCCGGATATCTCCCCTTTGCCTACTCAACGCCAGTCGAAACCAATCGGTCCCGTCAAATGGAACCGGGGGGATTCGAACCCCCGTGCTGTTCGTTTTTCTTCTCCGGATCAACAATATCAACTTTATCTATGGTATAGTAATATGAACTGTCGTGTGAATTTATAATCCAACGATCACTCTGGTCTTCACAAATCCACGCCTTATCATCAACCAAATAATCTGGTTTTTCAGGAAATGGCTTTGTAACAAATGACATGCATTTCCATTTAATTCTATTGTTTGGCTGTAGTGTAAAATTCCCGTTATCCAACTTGAACATGTGCAAGCATTTATATTGCGAAGGTTCATCCGAATAAGAATTTCTAAACCAGTCGAAAGTCATCATGTACTTTCCCCAGTGTTCGGAACCATCTTTCAATACGATTTTAGATCTAGTATCTGTCAATGCGTCAAATTCAGTAACAGTTACTTTTTCATCAAAACAATCCCAAAGCTGCAAATAATCCAAAGGAAAAACTGAAGAATCTGTCTTGTGGCAAAGCATGTGGATGGGGACCCTGCTTCTCACAAGACCATAATCCGTCAATACATGAAATGTCAATGCCCTGCCAGAACAAGATTGAGCACCAAAAACCAAAACTTTATCAAACTCACCTATGTGAGTTTTGTGCTGATACATTTGTTCTTTTCGCAGATAACAATAAAAATGTGGTATGTTTATGTTTAGCATAATATAAAATACTCCCACGGGGACTCGAACCCCGAGTCACCGCCTTGAAAGGGCGGGGATTTAGCCGGTTAATCTATGGGAGCGTTTGCCGGGTTTCCCCGGCGTTGAATCACTTGCGATCAGCCTTGTTCACCTGAAGATTTGAAAGTTCGCGGTGAACCATGTCATCCAGGTCGTCTACGCGACGATTGTTCCAATCATTACGACGATCATCCACTTCTTCGTTGATCTTCAGATAGGCAAGGATAAGAGCACACACAAGACTTGCAAAAGCAAACTTGTGATATGCTTGTCCAGCAAGAATAAGGAATCCAGCAGCAGCTGCAAATGCATACGATGTAGTTCTATAACCAAGTCCAAACATAGTGTACCTCCATGGTAAAAGTTTAACTCTCATTCCAACCTTCGACACAGTATTTAGGAAAGCGGGCGAAGGGATTTGAACCCTCGACATATAGCTTGGAAGGCTATCACTCTACCAACTGAGTTACGCCCGCACATTCCCGACAGGACTCGAACCTGTAACCAACGGTTTAGAAAACCGTTGCTCTATCCGATTGAGCTACGGGAATAACAACTCTATTATACCAGATCCGTAGCTCTTGTCAATCTTGATAAAAAAACAGAGGGAGATTTCTCCCCCTCTGTTCTGTTTGGTGATTCATAATCACTTAGCTGCAGGTACGACATTTCCGACCATATCGGCAACAAAACGAACTCCGGCGACGAAGAACGGAAGAGTAGCGATAAGGAAGTACCAGTGACGCGGATTGCGCCAGCAGAATACGCACGGATTTGAAACAGGGCAAGTTTTTTCGTTAGCCATGTTTAGCTCCTTTCAGAAGTTGATCT